GTGCGCAATTCAATGCAGCACTATTACAACAAAGAGCAAGTTATAGAACTAATCAATAAACTAAACAATGAAAGCAAAGGAAAAGGCATGGCAACTGTACTCGAACTATTTTGACATCATCGAGAATGGTAAGCAAGAAGGCCAACTAGCCGAGGTGCATATTAAAGCAATTAACTGCGCACTGCAATGCGTGGATGAAGCCATAAGCAATGCACCTAGTGACATCATGCAAGACTTTGAAGGCACCGGTGAATACTATTCAGTCAAGGCTTACTATCACCACGTCAAAAACGAAATACTCAAACTCAATGGGAAAGCACCGAAAGAACTGGACGATAGAGCAGCTAAAGGATGAGCGCATTAAGTTGCTTGGACTGTTTGTTGAGGCTAAAACAACATACCTCAAAGACAATCTGCATCACAAAATCAAATCAGTTAACCGTGATCTATTTACGATTACCAAAGAAACAAAGTACCTATGACACAAGAAAAAAAAGAAACCGCAATCCGCCGATTGCATCTAACCCTTAAGAGACGCTTTAAAGGTCAAGCCATACGCATGACATGGGCAGAGATGGAAGGTCTTTTAAATGCCGTCCAAATTATTGAAATGAACCACATCCAGAATGCCTACAATGATGGGTATTTAGATGGCGAAAGTGGATTACCTAACCGCACACAGATAGAAGCATGAATGAACTAACATTATTGCAAAAGGCAATGCGCATAGTTGAGAAGCATGAGCCTGGTCTATTTGATGTTCACACACAAAGAGGACGAAACTTTATTCATGATATGCAAGAACTATTAAACGATGGAGAGAATGGACAAGGTTAAACGAGCACTTACGTTAATGGTGCAACTGCAACAGCGTGACATGCCAGTGCATGTAATTGCCAAAGAACTAATGGTAACCGAACGCACAGCATATAGGTACTTGCGATTATTCAAAGACATCGGAATACAAGTAGACCAAAACATATACGGTGCATACACCATCCAACCAACAACAACAAAAAAAAGAAAAGCCAAACGAAATGAAAGCAACACTAACGTTTGATCTACGCGAAGATCAGCACGCATTTGATTGCGCTGTGAACGGCATGAAGTATTTTGATATGATTTACGAAATACAACAGCACTTGCGTAGCCTTGAAAAATACCAAGACCTTACGGGTGAACAGTATGAATTAGTCGGCAAGATTCGCGAATGGTTAGCGAGTGAATTACTTGATGCCGGGATAGCAGATAAGTTTTGAATAGGTTCATAATCCTTAGCAGTGGGCGAATTATTGCTGCACCTTGCGATAGCCCTGCTTCCAAAGAAACCTGCCCAGTGCTTCACCCTCGGCATCGACTTTTTCCTCACTCCATTCCGGTTGAATGTGATGCAGGTACTCATGCACAAGAACAATCAGATAGCGCATAGGCGGCAACGTTGGATCAATCTCAATCACGTTATCACAGTACAAACCATCCGCACGTTCACGCCCTAATTTTCGCTGTACAACTTTTGGATGTGGCTTGCCTTTCATGTATATATTTGTATGAGTGTTTTAGATTCTCATTGTTTTTTAGTTATTGATGCAACTAGCCCCCTAACGTGGGGGCTTTTTGTTATCTAATCTTTCCGTTTACTATGCGATAATTGCTCACTTCAAACTCACCTGTATCCATTACTTTAATGTGCGCGAAGCCGTGGTGATGTTTATTAATGGGCATGTAATCGGGATGCAGCTCGCACAAACATGCAACACTCCAGCACGTTGTTAGCTTACCGTTTATGTTTGGCTCACTGTGTTCACTTGCTTGGTGATGATGCCCGCATAGCGCATTGTCTTTAGCGCGTAAGAATAAACCGCGTGCGATGTTTACGGGGCTAAATACAGACGCACCTAGTTCATGGCCGTGTAATATTGTGAGATTCCCGGCACGTATGATTTGCTTATCAGGAATAAATGTGATGTTCAGTTGATCTAAGTGCATCAATGATTCGAAGCTAAATTCAGTAATGCCTAAAAGGTCAGGAGCATTGCGCATTAGGTAATGGTCATAGCGCACATCGTGATTGCCACACTTGTAATAAATAGCAGCATTCGGAAATAGCTTGCGCAGTGTACCCAAAAATTGACGGGTCATCAATACCTCATGCCCAAAGTTTCTTTTGCGCGGGTCTTTCTCAAATCTGCTGATAGCGTAGAAGTCAATAACGTCACCGTTAAGTAGTATCGTGTTTACGTTATTCTCAAGGCCATATTTCAACGCAAGGGTTAACGCTGGTATGTTATGATACGGAACATGTATATCACTCAATAAAAGTATGTCGTTGTGATTTGTCGGCAGCTTGTAGGGTTGGTAATTTGATTCAAGTGATGCGGGCAGGTCAAAGGTATTGACATCAGGCTTTAACTCATTCACTATCTCATCAAATGCACCGAGTGAATACTTTAATTTATTCAGCTGTCCGCTGGGTGGCTCAGTTACTTGTTCAACCGGTGTGCTAAATTCAACTGCACCAAAAGATGGTGCTTTTTCTGCGCCGTAATTGTGATTACGCCACGCCTGATACATACGGTGAAAAGACTTATATGCAACAGGTATATTGTAGCGTTGAATTACCGCACGCACACGTTCACCTAGCGCACCCTTTCCATTGTATATTTCATTGTAAACAGATACATATTTGCTTGCCATGTGGTTATTGTTTAGCTTTTAGAAAGCCTGTTAATTCCGCAAGATTCTTCGCAATGGTTACGTTTTGATTTTGAATAGCATCAATCTTAGCATCTAGCTTATTGATAGTCTCCTTAGTATCTATTTTGATTTCATCAATGCGATGATGTATAGCACTGATTTCTCTTTTGTGATGTGTGTCCATAGTGCGCACTGTGATGTTTAATTTATCCACGTTTCGTTTTAGTGCATAGTATAACCCCGATAGTGATACAGCCCCGGCAACTACGGTTAGCACATCTTTAGGTTCAACGTTCATAAGATTACGAAGTATACAGTTGATATTGCCAGTGCTGAAAGCCCAATGCTTAGCACTGTGTTGTGTACTATTAACTTGCGATTGCGTTTTTTCAAATCCTTTATTTGCATTTCCTTTTCTTGTGCTATCGCCTTTTCAATAGCTTGCTTGTTTTCATAAATAGTCTTAAGTGTTTCGTAGCTGCTTGCCTGTATGCCTGTTATCTTGCTGTAATAATGTGTCTTTAACTTTTCAAGCTGATACAATGAATCAATTTCCATAGCCGTACCATACCAATACATCATGCTATTGTAATTCAGGTTCATTAATTGCAGCTCGTAGGTTGTAAGTTTTGGTGTAAAATCCAGACTTGAGGAGGCTGTCCGATTTTTGGAGCGTTGACCTGAACTGCTTATCGCTACCAGCAGCATCAGAACTAAGAATATTGTATGTCTCATTGCGGTAAATTTCATTCGTTATTTCTTGTCTTTGTATAATCGTGTCACGCTGCATGGTCAAACTATCAATGCGTGAATACAAACAGTCTGCTTTTGCTGTGTTACTCTCTATTACCTTGTATAAACTATCATTCATCTTATACAACCTATCAACTGCCGGGTTATGCTGTGGCTTATTGCATCCTTTAAATAGTAGAATAATGACAGCACCTGTTGCGAGCATTCCAAGTGCATAGATCAACATCGGATTTATTCTTGCTTTTTCCATCGAGTAATATGTAAGTTTTTAGAAAGTGGTCTAATCTTGTAGTATACCCCGTCACGCGTGCGACTATCTCGCATGCCCTGTTCATTCGTATTTCCTTCAATAGTGCGCACTGAATACTTGCCTATCTTATCTACTATGCCGGTGTGAGCAATACCTTTATACCTTTTGGTATTAGACATACTGGTATAACTTAAAGTCATTACAAGCACATCGCCATCTGCAAATGATTTTAAAAACTTGCCTCCATCGAATATCACATCTTTGCGATTGTATGCAGTGGGTGACCACCCTGTTATCGTGTTGACTATTCCACACTCATTTAACATGGCATGCACAAAGTATGCGCACCATGCGTGGCCTTTTTTCCAGCCACTTTCAATCATAAGTGCGGTTAATTGCGGGGAGTTGAACCCCATATTATTGCCGCCTTTTTCCTTTACTCCAACATAACTCGCTGCTGTTACCCTTACGCAGTAACCGTCATCAGCAAGTGAAGTATATACAGGAATGCAGCAAAGTAGGCAAAGTACAAACCCACGTATAAAAGTATTTTTTGCCATGCGCTCAAATCAGTTAGTGCCTGCTGTTTGATTTGTGCTGAATAGACCATGCGTTGAAGCGTGCGAAAATTGAAATACAACCCCATGAACACAACAAAGTTGGCCACAACCATAACAAGTGCGGCAAGAACTATATACTGGATGTATTCAGTGCTAATGAGAGCATCACCAAAATAGCGAAAGCTTACATATCCGGCAAGAAAAAAAAGTAAAAAGGCAAGCGGAATCGACCACACCCCATCGAAAAGCTGGAGTAGGTAACTAATCGACTTAGGCCGTGCATTACCGTTTAGTTTTATCTTGCTCTTTGGGTGCATTGGCTCTAAGTTTTAGTGATAGTTCACGCTCATACTTGCGCAAACGTTCAGTGTATTCTTGCTTTAAGTTTTTCTTTTCCGTCATGGTATGCGGTTAATGATGTTTCGTGAATACGTAGGTCGAAAAGATGTGGCAGTATTGCCGGATGAAAACTGATAGTTGAGCGTGTTGGTCACATCAGTACGTGCGCTACGATCAGGCCACTGCGCTGTTGAGTATTCAGGGAACAATGAAGCGTTTGCACACAAGTAATCTACCAGCAAAGTGGTATAGTGTTCCGCATTCTGCCTTGCGCGATCAATCATATCCTTCATAACTGCATCGGATACGGGCGTTGTATCCTCAGATTGACGCTGCACGATAGTGCCATTATCCATACGGTAACAAAGTGACGGCGTAAGGTCAACCATTACCCACCATAACAGCGCACGTTGGATGTAATCTTCAAGCAATGTTTCATAATTGCCAGCAATCGTACCCGCTGCAACGTCTGCTTTAATCTTGTTCATCAAATCAGTTCCCAAAAATGGAAGTATCCATTTATCCTGCGCTAAATAAACCGATGGATAGATAATATTAGGGTCAACACTACCGTTAACAGTGGTGTATTTCTTGACGTAGTTTTCTGATATTAAAAGTACCTCTGCCATAGTTGTGATTATTGATTACCGTAAACTGGATTTGTTGGAAGAAAGCCGTTGTATGGCATATCCTCAGGAAGTTTAGCGACTAATGAATTGTTGCGGACCTTATAGCCCATGCGTTCAGCCATTGAAACAGCTATGCGATTTGCATCTGGATCATTAGGATTAATCTTTGCGCCCTTTGCGTCTACATAAACACGCTTTTCCCAAAAGTGTTTGCAGTTGCCGCCACCTTTGTAGAACCAAATGTCGTAAGTATCTGTACCATTCGGCCCCCATCCGGGATTAACCGCTACATTTTCCATAGACACAATATCTTCTTTGCGGTATAGTTTGCCTGCCTCCAGCATCTTCTTACAGAATGGCCGCATATTATCATGCCTAAAGTCACCTGCGTAAACGTAACGAGTAATAAAGTATTTGCCATCAATAATGGCATCTTGCTCACTCTTTGCCGCTGGTCTTGCCGCCCCTGTGCGCACTGCGAACTCGTGTTGAATTTCTTCATCTGCATTGTATGCATCAATCAGCAACCAATCCTCGGACGCATCTTCACCCAGTGCGATTAGCGCGTCGCCTACTGTGCTGTCATCTTTTTTTTTTTCGTCACTCATGATGACCTCTTGCGGTTGCAATGAACCTGCGATAACATCGGCAAAGATTGCATCGATAGTTGCAGCGGGCAGCGTTGGGAATGCAGCTTGCACGATTGCCTTAGCACTGCTAACAGGAACTGCACCTGCACTGCTTTGCATTACAATGTCAATGAGTGAAGATATTTGCGCACCATTCAAAGCCGTAGCAGCGACATCAGTTGTCGAGCCTGTTGCGTTCGCATCGGTAACAACCGAAGTCTGCTCTGCTACTAGTGGAGTATTTGGCACAATCTCAAAAGACACACCCGGCATTTGATTGCTCAAAAGTTCTGTAATACTATCGTTGATTTTGGCCTGATATGGTTCAATCACTTGCTTGTTGAATATCTCAAGCCCTACCGCCATCTCATCTTTGTTGCTGCCGAATCCGGTGTTTTCCCGAATACCGAAAAGCAGTGGAGTAGTAACACGATGCGCTGTGATAATCTTTTGCTGCGCTGTGTCATTCATTAAGGCATACTGCTTATCTGCATCATTGACAGGGAATGGTGTGATTTCGGTTTTAGGTTGGTCACGTTCGTTAAAGAACATAACCACTTTACCAGCATTACGCGCACCACTCATCTTGTTTTCCCAGTCCAACATCATTTGCTGCTTCTGCTCAGGTGTTGCCTGCCCATTGTAGAAGTTTATTATGGTTGAAGGAAAAAGACCATTACTGATTTGGTTGATATGAAAGATTGAAATCTGCTTATCTAACTCAATGTAGTTAATCGCACTCCAATAATCAGGGCGTGGATAACTATCACTACCTGTAAAGGTGAAGCACCAATAGATTTGGCGTGGCTCCTCGTTACGTGTTAGGTAGTTATACTTAGGAATGAACTCAGGCGTGTTCTTTTTCTTGCGAGTATTGCTCCAATCGTAGCTATGATAAATACCGATTTCGTTGTCATCATCCTGATTAACTGCAATACGGCATTCTTCAAATGGAATAGCATTCAACTTACTAATCACTGTGCGGTCGTTGCTCCAAATTACTTCAATGTAAAAACCACCAAACAACTTTAGATCGTGAGCG